ATCGAACGCACCGCAGAATTTGTATTTCTGTGCGCCCTAGTCAGCATCCCGCTGTTCTTTTCGGGAGGCTTCTAATGATTAAGCAGCTATTAATTGTAAGCGCGCCAAAAGGCGGCTTCGCCTTTTCGTGGGTCCAAGGTGACGATAAGTCAACACAGTGCTTTATACCGGCTTACGTTGCCGCTGAAGCTGGCTTTGCGCTTGCCGCTGGCGACACTGTCTCAGCAACCATTGCGCCCAACTTTGCAGACAAGTCTGCCAGCACACCTTGGCAAGCTGTTAAGCTGCATTCGAATGGCGTGGAGGTGCAAAAGGAAGTGCCTAAAATTCAAGTTGAGCCAGCGCCGCAAACGCAAAAGCAGATTGACGCCGCAAGATACCACCTAGATCAGCGCGTCATGGATTTCGTCAGCAACACAGCCTACGCAACGACAGGCGAGATCGCATCCGCCTGCCATATTGACCAGAGAACAGCCGGCAACTCAGCCCAGCGATGGTTCAACAAGGACAAGATGGCGCGTGCTGATGTCTACCGAAAGTCGGGTCTGTCGAAGCCATCATTCGTGCTGTACGCCTCAGACGCCCACAACTTTCTGGAGGAGGACCAGTGATTGCCGCAGCAATCTTGGCCGCTGTCGTGTATTTTGAAGCGAACAACGCAGTCACAGAATGTCGCCTGCCTGAGTGTTCACTGCGCCCACAGGCGCGGCCAGAGGGAGGTAAGTCATGATTGAGTGCCCAGAATGCGGAGGAAGTGGCGAGGTTGAGGTGGATTATTATGCGCCTCAGAGTGCAAGTAGAGATGTGGGCGACGTCTACAGTCTTATAGAGGAATGCCCGCTATGTGACGGTAGCGGCGAAATAGAGGTTGAATAAATAATGGTAAACGTAATCGGAGAGCATAATGCACAATTCGAAACAATCAGATCACATAGCGGAGCAGTCGCAAATCATCCTCAATCGCTTGATGCGGATCAACGACATCATGCTGGAGCGCAGCTCAGTGAAGGATCGCCCAAATTTGAAACAGCAATGCGAGGAAATGCGTGCGCTCTTGGAGATGTTGAAGCGATCCCTCCGGCGTTGACCAAGGCAGAACGTGCCGAAGAGAAACTTGGCATGGCAATGCTGCGCGAGGCCTTGCACGATCATCGCATCCCCAACCCACCAAAATGGCGTCAGGCAACGGCACTAGCCCAAGCTCGCCGAGCGCAACTTACAAATGAGCGTCGGGAGCGTGTAAAGTTTTACGCAGAGGAAGGCGTTTTTACAGTACCTCAGGTCGCTCAAATGGAGCGCGTCGTCCAGACCACGATCAGGGCGGACTGTCAGGTGCTGGGTGTTAGACTGCGTGCAAGTGCAATTAAGACGACGCCGTATCAAGAGGACATTTCGGCGCGTCGGGATCGACTTGAGGAAATGGCCAGCACTATGATTACTAAGCACGCAGCCGCCGCTGAATTGGGCGTTTCAGAGGCCACTGTGCGGAGAGATATAATGATAATGAGGATCAGGTGGAAAGGGGGCAACCAATGAGTGACCGAAGAATATTAATGTTGCAGAATAATCTGAATGAGGCTCGCACGTTAAACAGCGTTCTTCAGAGCAAGGTTGCCCGCCAGCGCGATGAAATAACGCGCCTGAGAGATCGCGACATCATCAGCATGTCGGATAAGAAACAGATGGCTAAAGAGCTGAACGAATTTAGGGACGCAGAAAATGACTACGAATAAACGCCATCCAATCCAGCAGCACACCAAGGATATCTGGAAGCTCAGCAACCAGAATGTGCCTCAACGTGAAATCACAAAGATGCTCAACCTTAATCAAGGCGTTGTCAGCGGTGCCATCAACAGGGGGCGCAAATCAGGCCATTGCAATCAGAAGGTGCGCAACAAAACTACCGTTCGCAACAGCTCTCCGCTGACGTATGGCTACATCGGCCAAATAATTGACGCATTGTCTGTTGATCAATTAGACTGGTTGCTGAGCGAAGCAGAAGATGTGGGTTATAGAACTGCGGCTGAATACGCTGCGGAGCTGGTTATGGACGCTTATGAGGAAGCTAAGCATGGAAAATAAATCAGTAAAGCACGACGCCGGCAAGCCACGGGTGGACCTATTCCCACCGCAAGCAATCTTGGCCATATCTGAGGTGTTGGGATACGGAGCTGAAAAGTATTCAGACCACAACTGGCAAGAGAATGGCGGCATGAGCTATTCGAGAATGTATGCGGCTGCACAGAGGCACATGCTGTCGTTCTGGGATGGCGAGCAAGCAGACGGGGAGACTGGCATGTCACACCTCGCGCACGCAGCCTGTTGCATCGTCTTTCTGTTGAGCTATGAGATCGACGGCAACGGAATAGATGACCGCCGAGACTAAAGCAAAAACAGACCCTCTATATCATCGTCTTCGGCCTGTTGAGTAAATTCAGCGGGCCGAAGTGTCGTCGTCTGATGCCCCTTTAGCTGGTAATCGGAGAATATCCGTATCAGTGACAAAGGTATGCAGCAGAATACGAAAATATCCGCATCTGAGCCGCCACGGCTAAATTTGAATGACCCAGAAAGTGTTGGCACAATGGACGACTTTACTTCAACGCGCAGCACACGCTTGGACGGCAGCGTCACATGCAGATCACAGGTGCCATTTATGTGGGCGATTTCCAAGCCACTTATCATTTGCAGCTTGTAAGCCGCCATGAACTCGCCAGCGCGGCCAATGCTTGTGTGATCGCGTGGTCGGTATTTATTATGCTGCACACCGCTCAACTTAAATTGAGTTAAAATAAATCCCGACCACACCTCATAATAGCGCCGCGCCTAAGTGTCGGCAAGCCACTTGTAAATCATATTCGTCTGCTTCTCACGATCCGACAATCCGTGCGTGCCGCCGTTTACGCGCTTGGTGACTTTGCGGATGACCTCATCGGTCACTCCCTGATCGGCAATGTCAAACAGCTTATTGGATTTGAAGAACCACAGCGCAGTGTCAAACGCATATTCTTCCTCCGCCAAGTCTGGATTATCCAAGACGATGTTAAGGTCCATGTCCTTGGCAAAGAGTGAATAGTTATCCTTGCCGGTAAGTTGCAGGAAGCCACGGCCACGCCACTTGTAGCCCTCGCCATCATTGCCCATACGCCCGCCGTAGACTTTATCTGCAAGCCCTTTGGGGTTCTTTGCGTATGGTTCTGCGTCAGCCACTGTTTTGAAGCGTGACGGCCACACAGCTTGGATGCGCTCCGGTGTCGAATAATACAGCCCTTCGCTTACACGTTTGAACCCTGCGCTTTCGTGGTGAGACTGACCCAAGATGTGAGCGCCACGTTTGGGCGATAGACCATAGTGCTTGCAGATTGCACGCGCGGTGTTTGGGCCGAAGGCTCCGTCAGCACCGACGCCGACTTTCTCCTGAAGCCGCTTCATTGCGTTGCTCATATCATTTCCTTCCAAAAAACTTAGTGGCCGATCTCACGGCAAAGCTGCTGGCGACAATAACGCCCAATGTGTATTGATACCATTCGGGCATGGTGGACAGCGCGTCAAAGCCGTCAGCCACAGTTTTACGCCCCCACTCGCCGCAGAACGACAAAACCAATGGTATGCTGAACAGTATGACGAGAAATTCATCTTTCCAACTGTTCTGAGTACCTTGCGCCATTATGCGCTCCCAGTCAGCCTCGGACGTTGCAGCGGACAACATGATCTTTGCTTTAGCGTCGGCCTCGGACACCTTCATTCGCGTCTCAGCGGCCTTGGTTTCGACCTTAGACGACAGCCATGTGCTTGCGAGTGACCCCAGCGGACCTAGTAGTGCTTGAAACATCATTTCTTAGCCTCCATTGCATTGAACCCAAAGTAAGCAGCAACGACACCTGACGCAGCAACAACATACACTGTGGCGATGTCGGCGATCAAGTTAGCCGCAGTCTCTAAGCCAAGAGCAGACGCCAATACGATAGCAAACGGATACAGCAGCATGCCAGCAGCGCAGGCTGTGGTCAGGCGGCGCTGCGTGTCGCGCTTAGCGTCGTTGTCATTCATCTCTCGCCAACGATCCTCAAGGGCCAGCTTTTGCCACTCAACCTCGTCAATCTTTCCGTTTTTGTTCAGGTCAGCCTTCTCAAACTGTGTCATGTTTAACTCCTTTATTTTGGTATAATCTCGAAACAATAAACTGATGTTGTGCTGTTCTTAACTAAAACCATCGCCTCTTGTCTGGCATTGACGCAATCATCTTGCGTAGTGTGCTGACCAAGCACGTAATGATCGAGGTTGTTATTGGAGAACATAAACCAAACAAGAAACCACATCACAACTTCCCCTGATAGCGAGCAAAATAATACAGCGCAGTAGCAGCACCGCCGGCTGCGGCAATGAAGACAGCAGCACCAATAACGAAGTTGATAGCGTTGTCTATGAACTCCTGTTTTTTGTACGCCTCTTCCTTGCGGATGCGTCGCATCTCTGCCTCAATAGACAAAACCTCTTCCCACGCTGACGGGCCATACGTCCATGATATATGGTCTTTGATCTGCTTTCGCATCTCTTGCATTTTCTTCTTTTGCGCAAATATCTCAATGGCGTTCGCAGAGTTATCGGTCATCATCTTATAGAAGGGCGGGTTCTTGGCTTTGTCTTCAGCATATTGAAAGTCAGAAAACGCTGACCCCCATTTTGCCAATGTGCCAGACATCTCTTGAATATCTTTACCGGCGCTAATACCTTGTTTCAGAATATTAAAAGCAGAGGTCGCCAATCCGACCGCTGTGATTGGATCAATCATTTTTCCATCAGGCGGTCGATCTTTTCTTCCAGCCTATCAAATTTACTCATGATTTGCGTCAGCACTTGGTTGCTGTCAGATTTGGTCACATATTCCTTGGCCATCTCTTCCCTCGTCCTATTCAAAAGCGTCCGCAGACGCGCCAACTCATCCTGCTGACCTTTCGCCCACCACGCAATGAAGCCAAGGGCAGCGGTCAATCCGACACTCCAAAGAGAAGCCATCTCCATTATCAGACAGCTTTGACGTTGATGTTAATAATTTTAATCAGGCGCATGTGTGGTCCTCATGGGTTTAAGGTGTGAACTTTTTTACAGATTAGCACACACAAGGCGCTTGCGCTAGTTGAACACACCTGTTAACACCGTGCTAACGATGGAGAGTGTAATGGATAAATTGAAGCAAATCGGGCCGCGTATTCGTCAGGATGTCTACGACGCGCTGCACGCATACAGCGATGGCAGTCGCATGAGCATGTCGCTCATCGTCGAGCTGGCGTTGAAAGAATATCTCATGACAGAAAGGGAAACGCCAGATGATAATCGGGATTGATTGCGGATACCGCACCGGCGGCGTAGCCCTAGTTGGCAACGACTGGGCGGAAGTGCACGACCTCCCGACGTACAGCGAGGGCGGCGTTGACGTTCTGGCGCTGATGGACATCATTAAGTCCGTCGAGAAAGTGGATCACATATATATTGAGCGTCAGCAGGCAATGCCTCGCCAAGGGGTCGTCTCAACATTCAAACTGGGTTTTGGCTATGGTCAAATCAGCAGCACCTGCGCACTGTCACGTATGCCGTTCTCAGTGGTATCGCCGGCGAAGTGGAAACGGGATCTGGCCCTCCCAAAAGATAAAGACGCGGCTCGTCGCCTTGCCCAGCAATGGTTTCCGGCGCTAAGTGAGCAACTCAAACTGAAGAAGCACGAGCACCGCGCCGAGGCGCTGCTCATTGCCAAGTGGGGAAAAGGGGACAGGTAATGCCAGTTAAGCAAGACATATCCAACGAGGAATATCACCTCGACCCAGCGCTCAGTGCTTCCGGCGCAAAGACGATTGCGTTGCAGTCACTGGCGCACTTCAAATACGCTAAGCGCAAGGCGTCTACGGCGTTTGACGTTGGCACAGCCGCGCACACGCTGGTTCTTGAGCCGCATCTCAGTGGCAGCGTTTGGTGCGGGCCGGAGACACGCCGTGGGAGCGCGTGGAAAGACCAGTACGCGGCAGCGGCTGAAGAGGGTGCAATCCTGTTGACAGAAGGCGACTACCAAGTCGCAGTCGATATGGCGAACGCTGTGAGATCGAACGCTGCGGCAATGGAGCTGCTTGGCGGCGACCTTCTGGTTGAGCAGAGCATATTCTCACACGACGCGGCGACCGGCGTTGACATGCGCTGCCGCCCCGACGGATGGCGCAAAGACATTGCCGCCGTGATAGATCTGAAGACGACAATTGATAGCTCGCCAATTGGGTTTTCGAAGCAGGCGGCCAATTTTGGCTATCACTTGCAGGACCAATTTTATCGTCGCTGCATGCTCAACGATGGGCATGAAGTCGACCGGTTTATCTTCATTGCCGTGGGTAAGGACGCACCTTATCCGGTCGGCGTATACGAATTGGACTACCATTCGCTCGAAGAAGGGGCGGCTGGTGTACAATATGCCTTGGAAAAATATTCCAGTGCATTAAAGACGAACGTCTGGGACTACGGTTATGGCGAGTTGCAAACTCTCCAGATACCGCCCTATTCGTTCAAATTCACTCAGGCAACATAGGTCAGGAGACACACATGCCAATTTCATTCGGATCAAACGACAGCTCAGGCGCAAGCAACTACATTCGCGCCAACCTCCCGCAAAATCGCTGGTGGGCCAAGACAGATGCAGGCGATGAGAACATCGACATGGATCGCGGCTTCGCGATCGACATCAAGAACGTGGTGTTTGGCTGGCTACACATCGACGTGGGTGTTCGCGACTGGCAGCCTTGGCCAAGCACTTCGCAGGGCACTCCACGTCCAAGCGAGAACCACAAGAACGGCTTTGAAGTAGCCTGCTGGCTATCTGATGGCCGTGAGGCGACATTTAGCGGCAACTCATACGGCTTGGGCCAGTTTATTGCGAAGCTGTACAACAAGGCTGAGACGATGCCAGAGTTTGCACAGGGTAAGGTTCCTGTAGTGCAGATCACGTCATCGACACCTGTCGTCATCGGCAAGGGCACCAGCTACGACGTTGGATTTGCGATTTCATCGTGGATCGACGCACCGGCTGCTGGCGCTGAGCCTGCACCGGCACCTGTCGCAGAGGCTGCACCAGTTGCAGCGGCACCGGCGGACAACAACTTCGGCTTCTAAGGCAACTGGGGGGCGCACGCTGCGCCCCTTAAACAAACAAGAAAAAGGGGAAAAAGGTGTCCGAAGCATACTTCAAAAAGGTTTTAGATGGTGCGGTTGATGATGTAACCGCGTCAATGTCTGGCGGTAGAAACGAGAACCTGAACAAGGCGGCGTTCTCGATTGGTCGTCACGCCCACTTGTCGCCGGCAAACATAGACAGCGCAATTATGGCGCTGCACGCCGCAGCTAAGCAGGTCGGCCTCAACGACATCGAGATTAAGACGACTATAGGGTCAGGCTTTAAGCGCGGGGGCGAGAACCCCAAGGAGCTGGAAAGCTCAGACAGCATGCCGTACGTGGCCAGCGAACTTGACCGCTTGGTGACACGTCTGGCTCAGAAAGACTTAATCGCACGCGACGACGAGACGCGCGCAGACAAGATACGCAAGGCCAGTGATGCGTGGGATCGTGCAGTGCCGATCACGCGCGAGAACACAGACGCCGTGCGCCCAGCGCTGCTGTATCTGAACTCACGCGGCTTACGGGCGTCTACAGCGGACGGCGTGGCGAAGTTTAGCCCGAACGTATACGACGGGCCGGCGATCATCTTTGCCGCAACTACACCGGAAGGAGTAGTTGAGGGCATTCAGAGCGTCTTACTAACACCAGAGGGACGCAAGCGCGAAGTCAATGGCATCAGCAAATACTCGCGCGGCGTTATCGCCGGAAACGTAATGCAAATTGGCGCAGCGCAAGGCGATAAGCCGATATGCCTTGTTGAGGGGCCAGAGGATGCGCTGAGCGTCAGGCAGGCCGTGCGCGATGACGCAATCGTCGTGTGTACGTTTGGCAAGGCCGGCATGTCCACATACACGCCGCCACGGGCGTCCGATGTGACGATATGTGCAGATCCGGACCTCGACGTTGATAAGTGCTCGGATGTGCTACAGGGTGACGGCTCGACGGCAGTGCATGTGGTGCGGTTCGACATGCTTGGCATTGAGAACGTCAAGGATGCCAACGACTATCTACGTGAGGCAGGCGAGGACAAGCTACGCGAGGCACTTGCCAGCGCAAAGCCGGTGTCCGTCGTTGTGCAGGAGAAAATGGAGAGCGAGCGCCAGTGGCCAACTGCGTTCGTGCCGATCGATCCAGAAAAGATACCGAAGCGCCGCTGGGTGTATGACACGGCGTATATACGTTCGTATGTCTCTGTGTTGGCGTCTCAGGGCGGCGTGGGCAAGACCAGCCTGCAAATTGTAGAGGCTCTGGCGATTTGCACGGGCCGAGACTTGCTTGGCGAGCCGGTACATGAGCGCACAAACGTGTGGCTGATCAACTTAGAAGATCCGATGGAGGAGGCCCAGCGCCGCATCGCAGCCGCAATGAAGTATTACAACATCAAGCCGCAGGACATCGAGGGCCGCCTGTTCGTGGATGCTGGGCGCGATGTGCAGATCAAGTTTGCGATACAGAACCGTGACGGCGTCACAACGAACGACGAGATGGTGCAGTACATGTCCGACAAGATCGAGCAGTACGGGATTGGCATGGTGTTTATCGACCCGTGGGTTGGCGCGAACGACGGCATCAACGAGAACGACAACGTGGCGATGAATGCCGCTGTATCCGCTGCACGCTGGGTCTGTGACAAGACAGACTGCGCGATGGTGTTGACGCACCACGTCCGCAAGTCAAACGGGGATGATGCCACGGTTGACAGCATCAGGGGCGCAGGCAGTTTAATTGGCGCAGCTAGAGCAGCGAGAGTTGTCAACAAGGTGTCTATGGAGGACGCGATGAAGCTGGGTGTGAACGAGAAGGAGGCTCTTGGCATCATGCGAGTTGATGACGCCAAATCGAACCTCGCGCCACCGGCGGACAAGGCCGTCTACAGGCGCATGCACGGCGTGCTTCTACCCAATCAAGAGTATGTGGGCGTCGCCATACCATTCAAAATGCCAGACTTATTTGACGGCGTGAAGGCTAAGCACGCGATGCTGGTTCAGCGCGCAGTGGGCGTGGCTGAAGAGAACGGCGACCCGTACAGGGAAAACGTGCGCAGCAAGAACTGGGTCGGCAAGGCCGTCGCCAGCGCGCTTGAGCTGGACATTGATAAGAAGCCGGAAAAGGCGAGGGCCAAGGCAATCGCGGAGAAGTGGATACAGACAGGCGTGCTGAAGCTTGAGCAATTTTCTGACAAGCGCGCAGGTAGGGACGTCACAATCGTGTCGGTGGGTGAGTGGATCACCAGAGCAGAGGCGGGGCTATGAGGCCGCTATACGAGACCCAGCAGGACAGGGACAACGAGCAGGCGCTGTCAAGTATCATAGAGGCGGAGTTTAACTGCCAGCTCACAAAGATGCCGATCAAGCTGTCGCTAGACTTCATGGCAACCAGAGATGGCAGCGCCGTGGCATTCATAGAGGCGAGGCAAAGGAAAACAAAGATGCTACAGTACCCGACGTACATGATTTCGCTGTACAAGGTTATGATGGCCAATACACTGACGCAGGCGACGGGGCTGCCGTGCTTTCTGGCAGTGCAGTGGAGCGACGCCGCCGGCATATGCAAACTGCCCGCCGAAGACATGGATATACAGACCGGCGGGACAATGCGTCGAGGTGATCCGCAAGACATAGAGCCAGTCGCGTACTTTGATGTGGCTTCGTTCAAGGTGTTGTCGTGATGCCCTCCACAGTGTGTTTTAGTGACTGTGGAATACGTGCGGCACCGTGGTAATATTAGCCCGTATTCTCTCCACCACAGTGTACCCCTATGTATAGGGTACTGTGGAGGAAGGGGATGCGTTGTGGGAGAATGACTGTGGAAAGATTTAACGTAATTGCGAAGGGAGAGATGGATCATGGCAAAGACTAAGGCGGAGGCGAAGAGGCGTCCGACACATAAGGAGATCAAGGCGAAGGGGTCGTTCTCGACTGAGGGCGAGGCGAAGGTTGTCAGTGCTGGCGTGTGGGGCCAGTTACGCCCGCTCGATGAAAAGGCGAGGGCGAAGACTGAGCGGTGGGGTGACACGTTGCCCGACCTAGTGTCGCCGGAGCTGGCGGGAAGATTTGAGGCGGCATACGAGGCGCTGTACGAGAAGGTCCATGCAGATGACATCGTTGGCACCAATCAGATTGCCGCGCAGCTTATGCGTGCGTGGGATGTGCTGGAGAGCGAGGCGATAGCTGCGGGACATCAGCCGCTACTGCCTGACGGTTTCTGTGTGAACCTTGGCGGGCATGTTACGTGCTTTGCGGCGTCGGGCGTCAGCGAGTTGCGCAGGAAGCACCCTGATTGGGTCGTGTATGCCTTCGAGGACGCAGCACGTCTGCTGAAGCATGACTGGACAGAGCAGTTTACCGCAGCAGCGTTCAAGGCATTCCCAGAGGCGAGCGTCACTAGAGTGAAGCGTCCCGATGAGCCGGTGAACTACGATCTTGGCGGTGACGAGATACCATTTTGAAAGGATAGACGATGTCGAGAAGTGAAATTGCAAGAGCTAAACTGGATGCGCTAGACGCGCGGGGCGAGGATGACATCTTCGAGGAGCTGGTGTCGGGCACAAGCATGCGTGACATGTGCAAGAAGATGAACGTGGGACACAAGCTGTGGTACAAGTGGGTCGACAGCGTGAGTGGACGCAGGGGGCGATATGAGGACGCGCTGACAGAGGCTGCGCACTTCTACGCAAACAGGGCCATCAGCACAGCGCAGGGAACTGAGCCGGCGACTGTGAACGCTGACAGGCTGCGAGTGGACACGGACAAGTGGATGGCGTCCAAGCTGTCGCCGCAATACGACACGCGGCAGAGAGACGTGGCGATCAACATCAGCGTGACAGACTTGCACGCGCAGGCTGCGATGCTGCTTGGTTCAGTGTTGGAGGGTGAGGCTGAGGACGTGACGATTGCGGGAGAGCTGGGATACGATGACGACGATGATGACGTGCATGACGTGTGAGAGGCGAAATCACGCATTGGCTCACAATTGTGAGCGCGGGCGCGCGCGGTATCATAGCACCTCATTTGTGTCAACGATGCTGCCGCGTTCCGGCGATTTCGCGGGTCGCGATAGGTCCAGTTTAGCTAAGTCATTGATTTCATTGAATCCGTTTATTAACATAATGGTGCTTATAGGTCATTCGGACTGCCAGATGCCAGAAAACCGCGATTTGACCCCCCCCGCCAAAACTTTCGACGGGGTGCAAATGCTAATGACCCCAACACATATCCACTGACCCCCTCAGCCCAGCAACAGGTGTTAACATGACCTCGAAAAAAAATTCCAAAGATAACCCGTTTACGCAATTGCTAACACGTTACCACAGCGACCCCGTCGCCTTCGCCCGCGAGGTGATCGGCATCGAGCCTGACGCGTGGCAGGTTGAGCTGTTAGACGCGATTGCGGCCCCGAACGAGCGCCGCATATCCGTTCGTTCTGGTCACGGTGTCGGCAAGTCGACGGGCGTTGCCATTGCCGCTATTTGGCACGTACTGCTTCGCTTTCCGAGTAAGACGGTTGTCACGGCCCCCACCAGCTCGCAGCTTTTTGATGCCTGTTTTGCTGAGATGAAGAACGTGGCCAAGCGTCTGAAGCCTCCGTTTAGCGAATTGCTTGAGATCAAGTCTGACCGGATTGAGCTGAAGAGCCACCCAGAGAGCACGTTTATTTCGTGCAGGACGTCCCGTGCTGAGCAGCCCGAAGCGCTCGCCGGCGTCCACAGCCAGCATGTGCTTCTGATTGCGGATGAGGCGTCTGGCGTTCCCAACGCCGTATTTGAGGCTGCGTCAGGATCGATGTCTGGCCACAGCGCAACGACTGTGCTTACGGGCAACCCGACGCGTAATACTGGCTTCTTTTACGATACGCACACGCGTTTACGTGAGGACTGGTATACGATGCACGTATCCTGCGTCGACAGCTCCCGTGTAAGCGACGATTTCGTTGAGGACATGAAGAGGCGGTACGGCGAGGACAGCCCCGCGTACCATGTGCGTGTTCTTGGAAACTTCCCCCCGTCGGAGGAGGACACGGTTATTCCGGTGTCACTGATCGAGCATGCGATGGCCAATACCATCAAGATTGACGAGGACACGCCGGCGATCTGGGGCGTTGACGTCGCGAGGCAGGGTGGCGACAGCTCCGTTTTGGCGCGTAGGCAGGGTCCGGTCATACATCCGCTCACTGTCTGGCGCAACTTGGACCTTATGCAGCTCACGGGCGCTATTAAGGCGGAGTATGATATACTGCCCCCGTCCAAGCGTCCCATCGAGATTATCGTCGACAGCAACGGCTTTGGTGCTGGCGTTTTGGATCGTTTGCGTGAGCTGGAGTTACCGGCGCGCGGCCTGAACGTGTCAGAGCGCAGCTCGCAGAAGGAGACGTACCTGAATTTGCGTGCTGAGCTGTGGTTTAAAGCTAAGGAGTGGCTTGAGGGCATGGATGTTGTGCTGCCCAAGGACGACGGGCTTTATGCTGACCTTGCGGCCCCACGGTATCATTTTACCTCATCGGGAAAGATGCAGGTCGAGGGCAAGGAGGCCATGAAGAAGCGCGGCGTCAATTCGCCTGACCGCGCCGACGCCGTCTGCCTTTGCTTGGCCAACCACCACACGACGATGGCGTTTGGCCGAAGTGCTGCCGGATCGTGGAATAAGCCGATACGGCGCTCGATACGCGGCGTTGTTTAAACGTAGAAACGGGGGCCGTAGCCCCCGTTTAGTTACGCCAGCTTGAATTGACGGCTGCCGATGGAGCAGTAGATCGACCGCTCAGAGGGCGCAGCCGGCGCAGGGGAGCGGTCGATTATGGCTTCAACGGCTTCTGACGTGCCGCCAGTGGCAAATCCACCGTCGTATTGAGCAACCCAGCGGTTGCCGTCAAAGTGGATAGCTGCGTGTTTGTAAGTATAAGACATTTCTGCCTCCTGTTTTTTGTGGGCTTCATTGCCCAATCCTTGGTTTGGTAAGTGCCGGACGGACAGGACAGGCAGCGGACATGTCCAGCGCATGTCCGCCGTTGAGTTATTAGTTGTGAGTGTCGAAAGACTGATCCCAGCCTGCGTCCGCGTTAAGTGGCCGTATGACGAAGGTCTGGTCCATAATTGGACCGATCGGATCGGTTAGCGTGCCATCGTGTAGGCATCGGCGCATTGCTGCGGAGGTATTCCCGCGCATAATCCAACGCATTGCAATAGTCTCTGCGTGGACAATATCGTCAGCATCCAGCTCCTCGAAGCGATCAGCAACAGACATGTCGCTGTCGGTTTCGACGTGGACAACAAACGCTGGCTTGCGTCCGCTCATACGCTGACCAGCAGCCTTGTCGGAAAGTAGGAAAGAAAGAGTGTTCATAGCGTGCCCTCCAG